AGGGTTGTGTTTTTGAAAATAACTCCGTGGCCGTAAAGTGTATTCAAAACAGCAGTTTTGACACGGCAGTTTCCATAGAGGATTGTTACTTCAAAGAGTCAGATACCGCAATCTATGTGGCGGGAACGCTAGGACAAGGAACCCTGTGGCATATTAACGACACGGTTTTTGAAGAAATAGCGCAACAGGTTTTCAGAAGCACCGCCGGACAGGGCACAAAAATCCAGAGATGTAACTTCATAAACACTGGTAATAACACCAACGCCGCTTCCGATCCGGTTGCGGCCAGTGTGATTTTTGGAGAATACGAAAATAACATTGTGGTCAACTGCGGATCCAATCGCCAGCAACAGGCAGGAATCACCACCGACGACACCAAAGCCTTTTATTCAGACGCTGTTAACGTTGACAAGGCCAGTTTTATTGATAGAAATCAAGCGGTGTTACCTCTGTCAGATAGTTTTGTTCCTTTTGCCATATTCGGCGCAGAGAATAGTTATATAACGCTAAATTATACGTTAAGGTTAAGCAACGAAAAGCGTCATGGACAAATCCATCTAACCATTAATGACAGCAAAACTACCGTTTCACTTTCGGATACATACAGTTATTCGTCTTTGTTTGCTTCGTCGTCCAGTGGCCTGATATCAACCGGTGTTCAGTTCACAGCCGCTTTGGCAGACAATGATGAGGATAGCGGTATTGAAACCATCGTGCTTTCATATAAAAATCCTGTAGCCACTGGGTTTCCAGGAGAAATGAGTTTTGATATCGAATATGGCGCATGATCTTGCAAAGTATTGGATGTCCTAGTATACTTAATCATTAACCAGGTGTTTTTTCATAAGAAGGACAGGGATATATATTTCTACGCACAAACATTTTCGTGTTTGCATCGTGAACACCGCGAGACCCTGCAACAGGGTTATATTTTTACAATAGAGGCGTAAATGACAGATATTATAGTTAAGAAACGAAGCGGAAACTCAGAACCTTTAGCTGTTGAAAAATGGCAAGCACAAGTAGCAAAGGTTTGCGCAGGAACCGCAGATGTCAGTCAAAGCATGATTGAGATCAACGCACAGCCGCATTTTTATAACGGAATAACAACAGAAGAAATCGACGCAATAACATTGCGAGCCATCGTGGATTTGATTAACGTAGAATCAAATCCAGATGTCGGCCATGTGAACTATCAGTATGTCGCTGGGAAACAGAGATTATCCATGCTGAGGAAAAATGTATATGGTTCCTATGATCCTCCAAGATTATTTGACATTGTGAAGAAAAATGTCGACGCTGGAATGTATACTCCGGAACTGCTCGAATGGTACACTGAGGAAGATTGGAATCGCATGGACAAAATCATCGATCATGAAAAGGATGAGAACTATTCTTATTCCGCCATCGAACAGATGATTGAAAAATATCTTGTGAAAAACAGAAGCACCAAGGTCATCTATGAAACGCCGCAGGTGAGATATATGATCGCGGCCGCAACGGTAATGCATCGAGAGGAACCCAATCGCACTCGCATGAAGCTGATCAAAGAATACTACAACTGCGCCGCGGATGGACTCTTCACCCTTGCTACCCCTGTTCTCGCCGGACTGGGGACAAAAACCAAGCAGTTCAGTTCCTGTGTTCTTATTCGTTCGGATGACGATCTCGACAGCATTTTCGCCAGCGGAGAAATGATGGCAAAGTATGCATCAAAGCGTGCGGGCATCGGCTTCGAAATAGGACGTCTGCGTCCACTGGGTGCGCCTATTCGCGGTGGTGAAATCATGCACACGGGTATGATTCCTTTCCTCAAAAAATGGTTTGGCGATTTGCGCTCCTGCTCACAGGGCGGAATCCGGAACGCCAGCGCAACGGTGTTTTATCCAATCTGGCATTATCAGTTCGACGATCTCATCGTGCTAAAGAACAACCAAGGCACGGATGAAACTCGCGTGCGACACATGGATTATGGCGTAGTTCTAAATGCATTTTTCTGGAGAAGATTTAAGAATCAAGAAGACATAACATTTTTTGATCCTAATGAGGTTCCTGATCTGTATGAAGCATTTTATTCCAACACGGAAGAGTTTGAAAGGCTCTATGTCAAGTATGAAAAACGCAAGGATCTTCGCAAGAAAACAATCAGCGCGGATGAAGTTTTCCGCTCGGGTATTCTAAAAGAGCGCACTGACACTGGTCGCATTTATCTTGTATTTGTTGACAATGTGATGAATCAAGGACCATTTGATCCTGAGTATCATACCATCTACCAATCAAACCTCTGTTGTGAGATTCTGTTGCCCACAAAGCCTTTCAAGCGTTTAGATGACGACGAAGGCAGGATTGCCCTATGTACCTTAGGAAGTATTAACTGGGGTTCATTTAGAAATCCAGAAGACATGCGCAGGGCATGTAGAATCTTACAGCGTAGTTTGTGCAACATTCTAGACTATCAAGATTTTCTTTCCGTGCAGAGTAGACTCAGCAACGAAGAAATCCGTCCTCTAGGTATCGGTGTGACCAATCTTGCATACTGGCACGCCAAGCGTGGTTTGCAGTATGGCGATGATGATGCACTGGAGGAAGTCAAGTCCTGGATGGAACACCAAGCATTCTTCCTTACCGAAGCAAGCGTGGAGCTTGCAAAAGAAAGGGGCGCCTGCAAGGATTCTGACAAAACATGGTACGGCCGAGGAGTGTTTCCGTGGGAACGCAGAGCCAGCGGAGTCAACGAGCTTGTAGACTTTTCTCCGGAACTGGATTGGGAAAGCCTGCGCAAGGACATGAAAACCCACGGGATTCACAATGCAACACTCATGGCAATAGCACCGGTGGAGTCCAGCAGTGTTGTCATTAACAGCACAAACGGTATTGAGATGCCCATGGCATTGATTTCCACCAAAGAATCTAAAGCAGGTTCTTTTGTGCAGGTCGTCCCGGAATACACAAAGCTGAAGAAAAAATATCAGTTGATGTGGGAACAGACGGATTGTCTAGGTTATATAAAAACCGCATCGGTGCTCGCGGCCTACGTGGATCAGAGCATTAGCACAAACACATTTTATAATCCAGCGAACTATGAGAACTACAAGGTCCCGAGCACGGTGATCGCAAAGAATCTCATGCTGGCACACCATTGGGGACTCAAGACGTTCTACTACAGCCTTATCAACAAGGCAGGCTCTAAGAGCAAAGAAGACGTTATTGAAACATTAGAAAACACAGGCACCTTGCAAACAAACGGACATCATGAAGTGGATTTAGATTTTGATGATGACTGTGAAGCTTGCAAGCTATAGGAGAGAACATGAGCAAAGCACAATACGATTTAACAAAAAATACAGATTATTTACAGCGTAAAATGTTTCTTGATCCGGAAGGTCCAGTCACTATCCAGCGATTTGAAGAAGTAAAATATCCCAAGATACAAAACTTTGAAACAACGGCTCGCGGTTTCTTTTGGGTGCCAGAAGAAGTCAGCCTGACAAAAGATTCGCAGGATTTCAAAGACGCATCGGATGCCGTTAAACACATTTTTACTTCTAATCTCCTCCGGCAAACCGCTCTTGACAGCCTGCAAGGCCGCGGCCCAACACAGGTATTCACACCCGTGTGTTCTCTGCCTGAAGTAGAAAGCCTATGCCTAAACTGGGGATTCTTTGAAACCAATATTCACAGCCGTTCTTATAGCCACATTATAAGAAACATTTATCAAGTGCCTAAAGAAGTATTCAACTCTATTCATCACAATGATGAGATTATTTCAATGGCCAGCAACATAGGAGACTACTATGACAAACTACACCTACTTAACTGCCGAGCAGAACTGGGCGAAAAAATATCGGAAGAGGAGCATATCAAAGCAATATGGTTAGCCCTCAACGCCAGTTACGCATTGGAAGCACTGAGATTTATGGTGAGCTTTGCTACTAGCCTTGCTATGGTTGAGAACAAAATCTTCATCGGAAATGGAAATATAATTTCCCTAATACTACAAGATGAATTATTACACAAAGGTTGGACCGCTTACTTGATCAATCAAGTCGTAAAGGAAGACGAACGCTTTCAAAAAGCCAAGGAAGAATGCGAAAAAGAAGTATATGACATGTATTTAGATGTCATCAGAGAAGAAAAAGAGTGGGCCGATTACCTATTCCAAAAAGGCCCTGTTATTGGATTGAATGCTAACATACTCAAGGACTTTGTGGACTATACCGCAAAAGAAAGCCTTAAGGACATTGGCATTAAATACACGGAGAGTGCTCCAAAAACAACACCAATACCGTGGTTTAACAAGCATAGCGATACCAGCACAAAACAAACCGCGCTACAGGAAAATGAGAGCACCAACTATGTGATAGGAGTGATGGGAGAAAATCTTGACTATGACGATCTCCCAGCTATATAATACATGTTCAAAGCGCAATACAAAAAACGTTCGCCCTACGAGTCATGGTTAACCATAGGCTCGTATGGCAGTGAACAACAGGCGATAAGCATGGCGCTCAACAAGAAAAACGCCGGCGCTGTTATGGTTCGTGTGACCGATAAAAAAGGCGGCACCGTTTACACAGGATAAAAAATGACAAACATAGTATGGAGTAAAGAAAACTGCCCTCACTGCGACCAGGCAAAATCTCTGCTAAAGGACCACGACATCAGTTTTGAAGAAAGAAAAATAGGCGCGGGCTACACAAAGGAACAACTGCTGGAATCTGTTCCTACCGCTCGATCCGTGCCACAAATATTTCTATACGGTCAATACATAGGTACATACAATGACCTAGTGTCGTATTTAGAAAACAACACCACAGGCTCAACAGAAGGAAAACTTTAATGCTTATTGATACCCCGTACAAAAACGGAGACATTGTGTCTATCAAACTGAACTCAGGCGAAGAAGTAATCGCCAAACTGGAAGACGAAACAGGCACACATTATAAACTATCAAAACCTCTCATGGTCGCGGCAACACAACAGGGATTGGGGCTAGCACATTTATGTTCACCGTCGACCAAGAAGCAAACATCAAACTGAATGTTAATTCTGTGAGCTGTA